GGCTTTGGTATAAGAGAAGCTGCCTTTTGTTTGGCAGCCTCCCTTTCCCTTAATCGCCTAAATGTGGCAATACCCATCACTTTCTAAATGCACTAACAGCAGTTGCACTTGTAACTCTAAAAATAAAAGTTCCAGAAGTTGCAGCAGCTACCTCAGCATCACCAACAATGGTTACGTTAGAACCAGCAGTCAATGTAAACTTATGGGTTGATGTTGCCTTATTGACAATAGTCAACTCAAAAGTTTGACCAACTTTGTTCTGAATACCAAGTGCAGTAAGAATTTCTGCAGCAGTTGGTGTTGTAACAGCCCTATTACCTGTAGGTGTACCGTCAACAATGCCTTCAATAAGTTCAGCAGTTGTTAATGTATGTGCTCCATTTTCAGTTTTTATAACCTTGGTTTTGGTTAATTGACCAAATGGAGGGTTTTGTAATTCGAAAATACTAGCCATGAAAGTTTACCTCTTAATCTAATGGTGATGTAACAGTAGCCCTTACAATGCCGATATTTTTTGTGTCATAAACCTTAGACCAGTTTGAAGCTGTTTCAAGCTGAGCTCTTGTTGGGTTTGTTGTCGTAACAGCCCACTTAGTCCCAATAGGGTGGTAAATGTAAGCGTGTTTAAATGACACAACGTCTTCAAAAGCAAGTACGTCTCTGTCAACTAATGTTTCCAATGCAGCCTGTTCGCCTGTTGCGACGCTACCTTGAGCAAAAAAGTAGACCGCATATTCCGTTGAAGCACCAGAACCAGCTTTTGGAATATCGTCAGAAACTACAATATTCATACCCATGTACTGAGGCACAGATACGTCGCCGTAAGCACCAGCAGATGAACCCCCAAAAGCATTAATTGTACTTGCACCTGTTGCTGCAGTACTTAAGCGTGCTTCAGTGTTTGTTACGTAATCAAGAGCCTTACGTTCTTTTAACGCATAAAACACTTTGGAGTGCATTGCAATAGTTGTAAGCTTATCGCCTTGGTCGCCAAGTAACGATTGTGCTTTTGCAACTGTGCCAGCACCTAAAGCTGTAGGTGTGTCGCCTGATTCTGAATCAATGCAAAGCTCAAATAAAGCTGATGAACTGGTATTAGCAGTTAGTGAACCAAAAACACCTTGTAAGCAAGAGTACAAATCCTTTTGCTTTTCGTTGTTAATGTATGCACCAAGCTTTTGTCTTATTGCACTAATTGGGTCAGGTGAGTT